TTGGTAGTTGTGTATTGCTTGAGCAGATTTAGAAGCTGGATAATTACCAATTAAACCGTCAATTTTTAAAGATTGACCTGAATCATCCTTAATACCTTTTTTATTTAAGAAACATTGGATACCCTTCTTATAGTTACCATCCTCTTGTTCGGCAATTACTCGTTTAACAATTCTAGTTAAATCTGACTCCGTTAATTTAATTACTTTCTTAGCCATGTTATGATTTTAATGTTAATAAATATTTTAATTGGTTGACATCACCCAACATCTCGTCTCTTAAATTCAATAAGTCACTGTCATATCTTGTATCTAATTGGTCAGTCATGTCAACCAAAAATTCCGTAATACCGTCCAAGAAATCTTGAACACTAATAGCTTTAATGTCTTGGAACATTAAGGAAAACTTTGATTCGAATTCAGGTCTACCGTATTTCCCCATCATACATTCAACAAACTTATCGATAAGGTCACCTAATGAATCATAAATTCCACCGTAGGCTCTATGTTTAGCATCACCAAATGTTTGCCAGTGTAAAAATTTAAATTGTAATTGGATTTGTACTAATTTGAGTGTTAATTCTTCTTTCATAAGTTATTTTTTAAATCGCTAACATTGCAGCATTTTTTAATTGTCCACCAAATATATCAGACATAAATCCTTGAATTGGGTCTGATTCTGCCGATGAACTTGGCATGTTCATACTTGAACTTGGTTGTGATGGCATCTCACCTTGATATTGAGCACCTCCAAAATCCGATTCAGCATTTCTAATTCCCTGAGGTGTTTTACTATATTCAGTTAATTTTCTTTGGATATTTGCTTCACCCATTTTTTCGGCTAGCTCATCAGGTCCCACAAAATTACCAATACCAATATAATCTAAGAATCCTAACCAAAATTTGGTTCTTCTCATCAATATTCTCATTTCTCTATTTCCAAATAATCTTGGTACACCACCTAAAAATATTTGAGCCAAAGGTCCTTTTTTGGTTAAACCCTTAAAAACCTTATCATTTTTAAGTAAATTCTTTAACGCTCCAATACTTTCTGCGGGTTTTGCAGCATTTTTTAAGTTTTTAGCTAAAATACCTGCAGATTTTTGAAACTTAACACTTTTAAGTCCAGCATTTTCAAGTAATTTCAAATAATCTAATATTGTATTTTTAAATCCCTTTAATAATCCTCCTGGTAGTTTTTCAACATAAGAAGCTGCCTTTGGTGCCCATGATTTAGCACTTTGTAAAAATCTACCTACCATACCAGGTTTTTCCGCTAATTTGGCTAAAGCAACACTCGCTTCCGCAGTTTTACCCGCTTTGGCTAATTTCATAGCAGCGGATAATCCTTTAGTTGCACCTCCTCCAATTTTTAAAGAACCCATAATAGTTTTTCCAACTGCATCGCCAACCAATGGTATTGCGGATATTAAACTTAATAAACCAAAAAGATGGTCACCTTGTGAGAAATAAGATATTCCATTAATTATATCGACTGTAGGTGTAGGGTCAAGAATACCTAAAATATCACCAACAGTATTATACCACTCCGCTTCTTGAAGTAATTCGGTTTCTTGTGATTTTTGTTCTTTCACAATTAACTCAAGTTGTTTTTCTGTTATGATTATTGATGACATTAAAAATGATTTATTAATAAATATCCATAAAACAAAAAAAAGGGTCGTTAAACCCTTTTATTTGAAATCCATTTGAATTTGTTTATTTCGGTCAACAAAATGTTGTACTCGTTCTTGAGCAACTTTGGTATAGTTTTCACTCAATTCAATTCCAATCCATCGTCTACCACTAATCTCAGCAGCACATAGACTAGTACCACTTCCTGTAAATGGGTCAAGAACTACATCATTCTTATATGTAAGAATCTTGATTGCCTTCATTGGAATGTCCATTGAAAAGGTTGCTTTGGTTTGTTGTTTGGTATCTGCAAAATATTCCCACTGACCATAAACCAAGGACATAAACTCTTTCTTATCTTCATCTTGATAAACCGCTTTGGTCTTAACAGTACCATCTTCTTGTTCCATCTCAACCATCTCGGCTTTCCATTGAGGTTCTCCTTTGATTTTTTTAATACGGTCTTTCTTGTATGCTAAAATCACACACTCCTTTGGATTGTAAATGTATGGACTACTTGGTGACATCCATGAACCCCAAGCTGTAGTCTTACTTCTGTGTGGTGAATTCTCATCAAGGTCAACAAGTCCGTAAAACTTAAACCCAACCTCTTTCATGATGGTCCAAAACTCAGACATAAATAATACTCGACCACCTCGGTCTTGTACGTTTACTTCGTATGGAATGTTTACTGCAATACGACCGTCATCTTTTAACACATGGAATGCTTCTGTCAACCATTGACGTGTAAAATCCCAATAGTCTTCCATACTCATACTATCGTGGTGAGTATCATAATCAATCCCTACGTTGTAGGGTGGTGAAGTCACAACCAAATCAACAGACGTTAATGGTAATGTCTTCATTACCTCAATACAATCACCTTGTAATATTTTTCCTGTTTCTATCATATCTTACTATTCTTTAAATTGTCTATTCGTCTTTGAAGATACCATAGAGCCTTGTTCAGGTCTTGTAATTCTTTATCTGTTTCTTTTTTTCCCGCCCTTGAAATATACTTAACTGTATTCCCAAGATGAAAATCTAACTCCCACGCTTCAATAACTTTGATTGCTTCGTATGGATTGTTTTCCCCTCCGTAATGTTGTGGGTGATTAACTTGTTCACTCATATTCTTCTTCTTTTAATTCTTCGTAAAATCCTATTTTAATTCTTTGATGCATCTCCTCTTTCAACCTTTCATTTTCAACCATCAATGGTTTAATAAACATAAGGTATAAGATGATTATAGCTAACCACATACCAAGACCAAGAAATATTATCATTAACCCCATGGTTTTATTTCTTTTGTGTCTGTTGAAACTTTATTTCTTCTGAAGGAACATTCGCCAATGAACCCATTAACTCATCCTCCAAAACATATCCCTCATCATTTGTGTATTCATCCAACAACTCATGATTAGAAATTGCATGATATTTTTCGTTCAGACCATCAATCACTACATCCTTATTAATCATCGTTTTGGTTTCATATAAAACCTCAGCAACTTTAAGTGAGTTCATAATCTCACGGATAATTCTGTATGGGTCAGCATTTGAACCAGGTCTACGGTCTTCAACATAACCTTTCCATTCTTTCGATGTTGACAAAGGAACTCTGATTGACGCACCTCTGTCGGCAACCCCCCAACTAAACTTATCAATAGATTGTGTTTCGTGTTTACCAGTCAAACGAAGATTGTTGTCAGAACCGTAATTGTTAATGTGTAACTGATGACGTGAATCAAACGCATTAAATATGTTTTTGAAATATTCCTCGCCACCTTCATTTCTCATCTTGTCATTTGAGAAATTGCAGTGTAATCCTGAACCATTCCAATCACCCATCACAGGTTTAGGATGGAACTCAATCTTAAATCCATAGTCCTCAGACATTTGTTGTAAAATGTATCTCGACATCCACAAATCATCACCGGCCTTTAATTTACCTTTGGAGAATACCTGGTACTCCCACTGACCCAATAAGACCTCGGCGTTTGTACCTGTAATTTCAATACCTGCCAAGATACAATTTTCCATATGAGTATCCACAAATTTTCTACCGTTAACTTGTCCGTTACCTACACCACAATAGTATTTTCCTTGTGGTTCAGGATATCCATTCTCAGGGAAACCCAAAGGTCTACCATCTTTCATAATGGTATACTCTTGTTCAAAACCAAACCAAAGGTCCTCTTCTTCTTCCCCAACAAGACTTCTTGTATTTGATACGTGTGGAGTCCCATCGGGATTCATAACCTCACACAACACCAAGAAAGACCATAGACCACCTTCGTTAAGTGAGTTGTGATAAACTCTAACAGGTTTCAAAATACAATCAGAAAAATGTCCGTCAGCTTGTTGTGTTGATGAACCATCAAAACTCCACTCAGGGCAATCCTTCAGTGTTATAATATCCCCATATGGAATATTCTGAAGACCAGTCTCTTCTTTTTCAATCACCTTAACCTTACTTCTAAGATTAGGTTCTGGTTGATACCCATCCAACCACACATATTCTAATTTAACTTTCATATTATTTAATTTTCTTTTTTTACAACGTAGTAACCTTTGGAATAACTAGACTCCTCAATCAATCCTTCATCCATTAGTTTATTTAATTTAACTTCAGTTTCATTTTCAGTATCTTTCAAAATGTATTTTGAAATGTAACTGATGTGAATTGGTTGTCTCAACTTAGAAAGTAGTGTCTTGAGCGTCTTGTCTTCCATAATTAATAATCTAAAAATTTATCATTGTCTTCCAAAAATTCTAAAAATGGGTGGTCATAATCCATATCAACCCACTTTCCTTTATTTCCATCCCATATCAAATATTCATCTGAGATATTTGTTCGGGTATATTTAAGTTCAAAAGTTTTACCCTTATCATCCTTGACCTTATATTGAGTTGTATAAGAGAATGATAGTTCTTCTGGTGGACCTACAATTGAGTATTTCACTTCTTTTTCTTTTTGTACTTTTTCTCAACACCCTCCG